CCATCCTTGAGAGTTGCTCAGCCATGAGTATCGAATTTCTCTCCGGACCGGCTGTTACCTTCGGGTCCTTGGACTACACAAGTCCAAGGGTCCAAGCTGCAATCGGGGCTGTGGGTTTGAAGGAGCGGACTACCTTCGGGGGTCAAATTGTAACTGCGCTCAAAATGGCCTGGTGGATCGTGTGCCTACCAGTGACAGTGCCAGCTATGCTGGTAGTCAAAGTGTACACATTGATGGCTCTGATGATGCAAAGAGTCGTCCGACGCCTTAGCCTCTGCGTTAATGTCGTCAGGGAGTGGTGCGGGGAGTGGATTGGCGTGGGGAGGGTCATGATGAACAAGAGGATGCGGGTTTGTGTGGGTCTGTCATATATCGCGGCCTACACTTTTCTCGACATCTTTGGAACCATCCTGCTCACCCTTGCCTTTCTAGGTTTTGTCTCCTGTTGGTTACCTACCGACGTCAAGTACTATATTGTACTTCTGAATCGGTTGAGTGCAGCATGGGAGCAAGCCCTCGATGCCAAGGATCTGCCAGAGGACATGTCGGGGGTCAGAGTGTCACCCAAGAAGCGCAGCAAGTTTGCGTGCAAGCTCGCCATTAGGGCAATTTCCAAGGTAGGGTTGTTGAGACCTACCGAGGCCAACGCCAAGGTTTACCAGAAGGTCATCTTAGATGACATGAAGGTCTTGAACGTTAGGTTTGCCCACAGGGTTGAGGTTCTACCATTAGCAATTGCCGCGTGTCTTGAGAGACCAGCTGAGGTCCGCAAAGTCGAGGAGTGCATTAAGTGGCTCCTCGAGGACGCTAAGGGTCACTAGGGGTGCCTTGTGCGCCGAGAGGGAGTGGACACCGCCATCGATAGGAGGGAATTCAAACTCTCTTCTGTCGAAGGCGTTGGCCGCTCCGAGGTTCTCTCGGTTACCACAGGGTACACTGGGAAAGGGAATAGAACTTGGTACTCGTTCAATTCCCCAGTCTCAACATATGAGTATCTTGTCCACAACGCCAGTCTGGTTAACGTGACTCGAGGCTTGGTCGAGCGCGTTTTCTGCGTTATGGACAAAGCGGGGAAATTAGTGCGCCCCCCGAGACCGCGTGCCGGCGCTTTCCAGAGGAAACTGGGGGAAGTTGGTCAACAGCTGAGTTCTATTGTAGGGTACTGCCACCATTGGACACGTGACGAATTCGTTGCGTCATACAATGGTCCGCGAAGGGCCTCATACGAAAGAGCTGCAGCGACCTTGGATTCCCAACCTTTGACAGTATTGGACAGTTATCTATCTACATTTGTCAAGGCTGAGAAGATCAACTCCACCACCAAGCCCGACCCACCTCCTCGTGTCATACAACCGAGGGGGCAAAGATATAATATTGAGGTCGGTAGGTATTTGAAACCTCTTGAACCACGTCTTATGAAGGCCAT